AGTATAGCTGCAAGCTTTGGTATCCGTACCATGAAGGGATTTAAAAAATGACTGAGGCTATGAAGATATTGCAGGGTCGTATTGGTGCAGCAGCCGATGGTAACTTTGGCCCGAACACAGCAAGAGCAATCGTTGATTACTTTGGTTTGAATCGTAAGCGTGGCGCACACCTGCTTGGTCAAGCAGCACATGAGTCAGGTATGTTTCGTTTAACCAGAGAGAATCTTAATTATTCTGCTGAGTCTATGATGCGTGTGTGGCCTAAGAGATTTCCAACTATGGAATCGGCTGCACCTTATGCGCGTAACCCAGAGGCACTAGCGAACAAGGTGTACTCTAATCGCATGGGCAATGGAGATAATGAAGGGGCGTTGTGGGTCGGGCGCGGCTTCATCCAGTTGACAGGCAAGGCAAACTATAGATCTTTTGCTAGTGATATGGGGTTGCCTGATGTAATGACTGACCCTGATCTTGTTGCTACTGAGTATGCATTTGAATCTGCCATGTGGTTCTTTGAATCCAATGGCTTGTTTGAAATGGCTGATGATGGTGTGAATGATTCAGTTATTACTAGCATAACCAAGCGTGTGAATGGTGGAACACATGGGCTTGATGATCGTATGGAGCAAACAAAGAAAATACATTCTTGGATTGCACACGTTGGCGTTTAAGTATATATCTTTCTGGCGGAGCTTAATGCTCCGCACGAAGAAGATCCGCTATCCTTGGTTGGCTAGAAAATTTTGAATTAAAACCAGGGAGTGGTGTGCGTTTATTCTTTGCAGCTTGAGTTAATTCAAACTCATGTAGCACAAACCCATAGGTAATTTCTTTTCTTTCTGCTGGTGTCTTTGCAGTCTTGAGTATCTCTTTGTACTGGTCATACCTGTTGCGCTGAACAGTTGACTTATAGATTAGTTCTTTATCCTCATACTCTTTGTCTGTTTGATTTCTGAACGCACGCTCCGCGCCTGTTGTGTAGCCTGTTGTAAACTTTACATCGTATCGTTCAACAGCCACCCTGATTGCATGGCGTGGTATGCCATAGATTCTGTTGGCTTGTGATTTAGTCATGCCATTATTTGCATAGAATCTGATGCGTTCAATTAGTTCTGGTGTGATTGGTACAGTCATAAGTCCTCCGTGTGTGAGCGAGCCGAAGCTCGCCCCTGTTAATTAAAATGGTATGGTGTCATCATCGACATCAAGGTGAGCAGTGCTAACCTGTTGTGCCTGTTGTTGACCGCCATGTTTCTGACTGATCTGCATAGAAAGATAATTGTTATCATCCTTCTGTTTCTTCCAGCCAGCGATTTGCATTTGTGTTCTTGCAGCGTAGTCTTCCATTGGCCCAGAATAATCTGGGGCATTATCATTACCACGTTTGTCGTTCTCAAACAACACACCTACCTTCTGATAAACCTCAATGATCTTCATGCCACTCTTGGTTGTATCTGCTACGAGTACGACTTTACGATCATTACCCTCTAGGTTTATCTTACCTTGCAATATCATCTTCATGCTATCGAAAGGTTTAAATGCTGCGCCTGTATTTGTGTTATCATATGCCATGCTTCTGGCTCCTTTAATTATTACCAGCTACCGCTAGTAGGTTTCTTGCCGCTATCTGCAGCGTACTTGTTGCCATCCATCTCACCTAGGAACACGTCAGCGTTACATCCTAGATGTGATAAGGCTTTGGTTAGGCCATCAGTGACAGCCATCTTAGGTGCATCCTCGGCTAGTCTGCCTTTGGTTGCATCGAAGAACTTACGACACCCAGTAAAGGGGCCGAACATATTCATTTGCTCGCCATGCCAAACAGATATGTGTGCTAGTATACTGGCATCGCCATTACTTAGCTGCACTATTTCTGTGTGTGACTGCCATCCCCAACCCACACCAACTGGACCGAATTGCTCAGTCATCATGCGTACTTGGTATTGCGGATCGATAGCTGTAAAGCTACGCGACCCGAAGCTAACCTTCTTCAGATACTTGGGGTCTGACTTGGATAGCTTGTTCCATATATTTAGATTGTCCATTACTTACTCCTCTTGCTAATTCGTAATGCGCCACGTTTATCACGGCGTATGGTTAATAGATCTGAGTATACCTCACGTTCATTGTCGGCAACTATAGCCTTGAGATCTTTCTTAGCTGACTCGAATGACTTAGCTGCAGGTTCAAACTCTAGGTACTCTTGTGCTAAGTATGTGAAATGATTGTCCGAACTAGCGTCACGTTTAATCATATCATCTACAAGTACTAGATTCTTAGGTGATGCGATTGGTTGGTCGTGTCCAATAGGTTCATCGTCACTCTCAACGTGCGCCCAGAAATCTGTGCAAGCATCAAGCACTACACTTATGTATGGGTCATGCTTCTTAACGTATGCACATTCCCATCTGTTGTTGCCAAAGAATACTGACATGTATGCACCATCCATATTAGATAACCATAAATACAGCTGCACCTGTGCCATGTAGTAATCACACACCTTGTCTAATGTATTGTGTGCAAACGTATGCTTGGCCTCAACAATGTCGTTGGTATCTTCTAGTATAGCATCAAGCGTACCCACATACGGCACGCCATTGTGTGTGCGTGTGTATTTGTCTTGCTTCTCTAATATTTTTTTGCTGTACTCTCTTTCAAACCAACCGAGGTTCATGTCCTCTGATAGTATGCCCATCTGTACTGCTAACTTGTGTGACAAATCTTCTGGCTCGACACGACCTGTCTTGATCTGCCACAGTTCATACCAGTTGCCGTTCATTATTTTGACAGCGTCACTGCCGCCAATAAATCCTTTACGTTCCATTATTATTCTCCTCTTATATGTACTTGTCTACTGCATTGTTGCAGTAGGATCAAGATATTTATTGAAGTCAGACTCGACAAGATCTGTGTCAAGCAGCAGTCGTTGTCGATAGATTGAGTCAGGGTTGAGTATCCACTCTGGTATTGCGCCGCCAGTTTTGATTCGCTTGACCATGAGTACAGCTGCGTCGAGCTTGCTCTGTGATGTCACCTTCAAGCTCTCTGTATTGCGCGAGTATTCGTCTACAGCTGTCTTCGTTGACATGATGAACGTCTTGATTGTCGGCCACGTACGAGAAGCTTGATACTGTCGGACGTGACCATCGATCTTTTTTAACACGACCTCTAAGTCTACCTTCTCGAATGAAGAAGGTATATTATTGTTAATGTCCTCGACAATAAGCTGAAGCTCTTGACCGAGTGTGTCACGATCCATGCTAGATGGTGGCGTGTAGCGTTTTAAGATACCCTGTAGCCAGACACCTATCATTGATGTGCGTTGGTTGTAGTCCATGTGTTACTCCTTATCTATGGCTAATTTTTTATGCGACATATCATTGATGATTTCATCTAAGAAATCTGTGTTGGTTCTGTTGCTAGGTGCAACGTCCTCGATGTCGTCTTCCCATCTCTCACCATTGAGCCATGTGGTAGGGTGAGGGATGAACTGTTTGTCTGTGCCTTGAGTAGCATCAGAAAATTTTTTAACAGCAGTAAGAATTGCAATGGGATCTGCAATCTTACATGCTTTATCGAATGCCTTGCGAGCGTGACCCTTTGCTACCTTGCGTGGGTAAGCTGACCAGAACGCATCGAAGGGGGGTGTCTGTGTGACACTCCAAGTAGTATTACTATTACTATTAATATCTATTACATTAGATATAACTTGGGGTGTCTGTGTGACACTGGTCTTTTTCATATCATCCTCCATTAAATGTTTGAATCTATACACACTAGCTATGCCAGTGCGTCCAGACTTTCTTGTTATATAATTATTATCTATGCACCAGTTGATAGCACGTATGACTGTACTTCTACTGAGGCCAGTAGTCTTGACTAAAGTTGGTATGCTTGGGAAGCACTCACCATTTAAATCTGTGTAACGTGCAAGCACAATCAAAATATATTTACCATTAGGATTGTTTACTTGCCAATCAATTACATCTCGTAGTAATATGTCTGCATACATTAGGTCTTTCCATTTCTTAATGTCCTCTTACTGTTAAACCTCTAGTATTATGAGCCGTACTAGAGGTTTACTTTTGTGTACTCGGCAACACGCTTGCCGTTATCTAGTGTAATCATTTCTTTCATAAAAGGATAGCCACTTTCTTTTAGCTCATGCATCCTTGATGCTAATCTAAAGCAGCCATATAAATCTAATGCTGCATATGCTGTAATTGAATGACCTTTATCAAGGTGTGCTTTAATCATCTTCGTTTGGTTTTCCATTTGTCTCTCCTAATAAGTGTTCAAATAATTCCGCTGGCATTATTACCAACGACTGTGGTTTGCCTGTCTTTCTTTTGTAGAAGGCTATGTCCCTGCCATCCAGTACAGTAAATGGACTAGGGAAATTAGATTTATCTCTGTACTTTACCTCGGCTACCAGCTTTCGTCCGCCCAGTGTGACGTGGATGTCACCACTCCACTCTCCTCCGAGCGCACCTGAGAGTGGGACTCGGTAGTTTTCGATGCCGATTTTGTCGAGCCATTCGCAGAATCTTTTTTCGTGGTAGATTCCTTTAGACTTATTTTTGTTTGCCATGTCTGCTCCTCATAACATGTCATACATATGGTATGATATGTAGCTGGACTTGTTGTTGCCATGATCTGAACAAAAAATTCAGTACGATTATTACATGCATCACACGGATACGTGAGATTATTTAATATCTTTCGTGCTGATTTCGATCTGACAGCCAAGTGCTTCTACCCAACAAGCGAACATGAAACCTGAGGGAACTCGCTTGTACTGCTCCCACTTATGAATCAATGATGGCGTACAACCTATACTAAATGCAAGCCCTTCTTGTGACATACCTAATTGATTGCGTCTATCGATCAGGCTTGTAATCATTTCATCATAAGATGTTGTTACATATGTATCACGTTTATAGTTTGGAAACTTTTGCATGCAGCTTACGCTTATCCCTGCTCGTAGGATATGCACCTTCCATTAGTTCCATCACTCTCATAATTTTCTTTGCGGTTTCATATCTCAATTCAGTGCTGCCATTTAACGTACGATAATACGTTGAGGTTGGTAGCCCTGCCTTGATGAATACTTTATGCAAAGGAATATTAAATCCCTTATGCTTTTCCTGTATGGTATGCCAATAACTTTGTATCATACTGCGGTTATGCAGTAATCAATCGAGCCAGTCAAGTTCATCCATCTCTACGTAACCATCTCCGTTACAGTTAGTGCATGGTCTCAATGGTATGTCGTCGTTGAGACTGGAGTATACTACTACCCCAGTCCCATCGCACTCAGGACAATCATTGAACTTAGCTACAATTTCAGAATCTAATTGTGTCATCTAACTCTCCTATGTTTTGGTTATCCTCCCATGCTTTGGTTGCTCGTTCAAGAAATTTCTTGCGCACAAATTTAGGGTTTGATTTCTCTAATGCATCTGCAATGTCAATGAGATGTGAAGGCCAAGCAACCATTGGCCCCATTAGATCTGCTATAAATTCATAGTGCTGCCGTGTCATCGGCGGTGTTTTAATTGTGCTGGTCATCTGGCAATGCCTCCCATTTAAGCTGCTTGTTGTTGTCAAAGTGCAATGTGATATAATCATCATTGCCTTTGGTGTCAGTTACCTTGAGTTCAAGAGCAGTAAAATCTTTGAAGATCTTACGCACTTGTGTAATCTTACTTGCATTCATAATAGTTATATTCATTTTATAATCTCCTCTATTACATCTGTTACAAAATAATCTCTATGAACTGTGTCAATAAAACCTACACAGTCATCGCCGCAATCTTCGACACGTTCCATTACTTTTTTTTCTGCTTCATCTTTACTGTTTGCTGTTACACCTACAGTAAATCCCTGTTCGTAGTGTACTCCTACTGTATAATTAGGCATTGTTATCTCCCTGTTCCTCTTACTTGGTACTCTGCTTTAAGACTGTATCGACCTGCATCATGCGTGTCGTTCCACTGTTTACAAAAATCCACAGCCTCCTCTTCAGTAAAGAAGGCATGTGTCTCACTTCCTATTTCATTTCTGAAAAAGAAATTCTTACGACCAGCATGTGGTTCTAAACCATTAGGCCAGTCGCTGTTGTCTTTCCACCATGTGCGTTGAAAGCAATCGTATACTTCTATCATGGGTAATACTCCTCTATTGTTTCGTTCGGATACAGATCTAAGAACTGAGCCGCTACTTTATACATGAATGCTTCTCTTCGATTAGCATGATATGGATGACGCTCACCATCTTGATGTATAATTTCTTGAGCAAGATGATGATCAATCATGTTCGCTACATCTCTGCTGCATGTATCCATAGTAAGCTTAATTACTTTGTATGGATACATATCGGTTTGCTCACGCATAAACTTAATTAACTGTGTGTGTTTCATGTTAAGTCCTTTCTTCTGCGCACTCTGGACACACGTTGACTACAGCATCAGTGTCCATTGATAGGTAAGCACAGTCATCACACCCATCTGTTGGTGTGTTGGTTACAATAAAGTTATTGATTTGCATCAGTGATATGATTGCATATGGTTTGTCATCTGCATTCGGTTCATGTATGTATTTTATTATTGTGTTAAATAAATAATCTAACGCCTCGTAATCTGGCGTGTTAAAGATCTTATCAATTTTCATTTGGTTTTCCTTTTCCATTTCATTTCAATAGATTACATGGTGCGTGTGCGCGACACAACCCACCACATGTTGACCTCGATGCAACGTCAAGCACAAGATGTAGCCCCTCAAAAGAGGAGCAACACCCAAGCTACAGTTGTAATTCCAGCTGCGGTGGCTGCATATAAAAAGATACAGATGCCATCTATCAATTCTTCACGATGTATTTCTGTATCAGTGTAACCTAGATTGCGACGATCCTTGCGGCGTTGCTTGAATGTATCTAACATTGAGTATCTCCTTAGTAGTGAGGGGGGCTTACGCCCCAGCCTCTGCTAATGCTTTACGTTCTGCGGCCATCTTGAGTGCGGCTTTCATTGCATCGCTTTGCTTAGGTGCAGTCTTTAATTTCTTAGGCATATATTTGTAAGCTTGTCCGCCAGTAACTATGGTATATACTTGGCAATCAGCATCGTGTCTGATTTGAAGCTCACTTAGTTCAAGTGTTAAGCGTTGTACGTATTGATCAATACGTTCACAAGCTATGTGATTACCTTCCTTTTTCTTTGTATCGTAATCTGCACCTGCATCTGCAATCTGTCCATTTTTGTAATTAATGCTACTTAATGATGTGTAGCAAGAATCTTTAGCTATACTCTCAAGGAAGCGTTGATTAACCATCGAAGTGTTTGACTCACCATTTTGATTAGTATGATATTTAATTACTTCTAGTTTTAACTTAGCTAGATTTGATACGTTATTTGACATGTTGTTCTCCTAGTAAAAAGAGAGGCCAATCCTCTCTATGCAGACCAAGAGACAGTAACAAAAAAGCCTACTTAGGCTGGTGTGCCTTGCAACTTCTTTCCACGCCTGTGACCAGATGTAAGGAAGGCAAGCATAGAATAGAATACAGACAGGAGTTAGTGATAAAGGAAAGTGGTTGCGAGGTACTTTTGATGCTGTCATGCAGGTCAAGTAGAGAGGAGTGGCGGCTCTTTCTAGGAGAACTCACATGTCACGTATCAAATCTAGATGAGTTAAAACTCTAAGTACCTTTTAGTATGTTTTAGTATGTGTAGTATGACTTTCTTTGCGTACTAATTGATGTAATGACTGTTTTGTGCGTTGACACAGGGTGTATTTGTAGTGCTAAACATGGGGGGAGAGAGGGAGAGGGGGGCTACAATAGGAGTTAGTATGGCAAACATAGCACTAAGGAAGTTAACACAGAAACAGACTGCACTCGTTGATGCATATGTAGCAAATGGTGGGAATCTTACACAAGCCTCACAAGAAGCTGGATACGCTGAGGGCGACAGTGGAAGAGTAACTGCACAGAAGAGTATGAAGCTAGCCCATGTGCAACAGTACATGATGGAAGTGGTGGCTAAAGAGTTTAGCAGACATGCTCCTGCGGCAGTACACCAGTTAGCAGGGCTAGCTAAGCAAGCTAAGAGTGAGTACGTACAGCTAGAAGCTAGCAAGGATCTATTGGATAGAGCAGGGTTTAAGCCAATAGATAGGAGTCAGGTACAACTTGCAGGAGATATTAAGGTATCGATAGACCTAGGATAGGGGTAGGGGGGTTAAAAAAGTGTGATAGTTACTTAGCTAGTGATCCCTCACTCACATGATTAGCGAAAAAAGCTTGAAAAAATATTTGGATTAAAAAGGGTTTTGTAAATGAGTAGATTTGGTGATAAGGTTCCAGAGACGTTTGACAACAGTACGGATAACGAGACTGCTAAGAAGGCGTTAAAGAGTAGTGGATATACAAAGGAGACTGAATGATGTGTGGCGGTGGTGGATCGGTATCTAAGAAGACCGAAGAGATTTATCAGAAAGAGAAGAAGGACTATGGTGACTTACCTTCCCTAGCAATGGGTGATAAGGTTAAGCGCAAGTCTTCTTCAGAAAGAATGAAGGACGTTAAGAAACCAGCTGATACTGCAGCTAGGTCATTGTTAATGCCGTATATGAAATGAGTACCCCAGCATGGACACGTAAAGCAGGGAAGAATCCCAAGGGTGGTCTTAATGCTAAGGGGCGTGCTAGTTATAAGGGTGGTACGCTTAAAGCTCCAGTTAAGTCTGGGGATAACCCAAGAAGAGCTTCTTTCTTAGCACGAATGGGCGGCATGAAGGGGCCAGAGCGTGACTCTAAGGGTAAACCAACTAGACTTCTTCTTAGCCTAAAGGCATGGGGAGCATCGTCAAAAGCTGATGCTAAGTCAAAAGCAGCAGCAATTAGTAAAAGGAATAAAAAGAATGGCTAATGGATTATATGCAAACATCAACGCACGTAAGAAGAAGGGAACAAGTAGATCTAAAAAGAACTCTACTATTAGCGACAAAGCTTATAAAAATATGAAAGCTGGCTTCCCTAAGAAGAAAACTTTATTGAAAAAGGATAAATAATGGCTTGGACATTTAAAAATGGTGACCCATATGTGGGTGACACACACGAATTAGCTGGTATGACTTACTCTGGAAAGACGCGCACACGCGATTCTAAGCCTTTGATAGAGGTAAAAGAGGCAGTAAAGCCTAAGAAAGAACGAAAAACTAGAGCGACACCCTTTAAAAAGGAAAAGTAACTGTGAGTTTTCTTAACACATTGCAGCCTAAAGAGCGCGATACACTACGTAGGGTGGTGCGCATAGTACATATGAAGCATCATCCTAAAGATTTTCAGACAGATCACGAAGCTGACAAGATTATTGAGGCTATTGGCCCCGAAATTGCAGCAAGAATGATTAAAGTTGGCATAGATAATAAGATATTAGATAAGTGATAGATTTTAAATACAGGCCAGATGGCGAAGTTGTTAAGGCGTTTATGAAAGACGACACATTCTTTCGTGGCATTCGTGGGCCTGTTGGTTCTGGCAAGTCAGTGTCTTGTTGCGTAGAAATTTTTAGACGCGCACTAGCGCAGAAGCCTAATAAACAAGGGATACGCCGCAGCAGATGGGCGATAATCCGTAATACAAACCCACAGTTAAAGACTACAACTATAAAAACATGGCTTGACTGGTTTCCAGAAGAGGATTGGGGTAAGTTTACTTGGTCAGTTCCCTATACACATATGATTAAAAAAGGCGATCTGGAGCTTGAAGTCCTCTTCTTAGCACTTGATAGGCCAGAAGATGTTAAGAAATTGCTATCTTTAGAGCTGACAGGCATATGGGTTAACGAAGCTAGAGAGATTCCTAAGTCAATTATCGATGCATGCACCATGCGTGTAGGTCGTTTTCCCTCTATGCGTGATGGCGGAGCTACTTGGACAGGCGTTATCTGTGATACCAACGCTCCAGAAGAGGATCATTGGTGGCCTATCATGTCTGGCGAAGTTCCAGTGCCTGACCATATCCCTAGAGAACAAGCTAAAATGCTGGTGAAACCCGACAACTGGTCGTTTTATACCCAACCTAGCGGTATGATTGAGAAGTTTGACGAAGATGGTGAGATAGATGACTACGTTCCTAACGATGTAGCAGAGAATAAGGAGTATATGCGTCAAGATTACTACCCTAATTTGATACGCGGTAAGACAAAAAGCTGGATTGACGTATACGTTATGAACAAATTAGGCTCTATCCAAGAGGGTAAACCTATCTATCAGATGTTTGCTAGCGATACGCACGTAGCAAAAGAAGAAATACCTATCGCTGCAGGGCTTCCCCTATACATTGGTATAGATTTTGGGCTTACACCTGCTGCTACAATGGG